CGGATCGTCGCTGAGCAAGAAGCAGCAAATGCCGAAGAACTTAGACAGGCTCAGATTGCACGATGGCGACGGGAGCATATAAAAAGAAAGATAAAAGAACAACTGACGTCGGTAGTCGCGGTGCTGTTCATAATGTTGTGGTTTCTATGGGTAATGATACTAATAAGGACGAGTCACACGTACCGTGGTCTTTACTCATCGCCGTGGTGGTCTTGTGTTTTGTGCTCGTAATTGCTCTTCCAATAATGGGGGTGATGTACATGGACATGAATAACGCAACAGTTAGGGCAATGGAAGAGACACGTAAGATGCGTGAGTTACGCGCAAAAATCTTAATGGATATGCAGGGGGAGTAATGAGATGGTTTGTACTTTGTTTTATCCTCGCCGCGTGTGACGAGCATACTAGGTATTTTTGCCAAAACCCAGATCATTGGGAAGAAAAACGCTGCAAACGTCCAGACTGTGAAATTAAAGAAGACTGTCCTGACATGTTGATAAAGCCGACTAAAGATGAAAGAAATCATTAAGCTCTGGCTGGTTGCCAAAATAAACCGCAAACCTCAACGGATGACACCGGAGGACTTTGATACTCGCCTACGCTTTTTTGCTGGCTCAATGTTGGTATTAGTGTTCTCTGGAGCTATGGGCGTAATCTTGTACAACTTGGTGTTTGTAGAGCAACCTATGTCTGGGATGGCTCCTGCGGATAAAGCATTTTTTGAAATACTGAAAATGATGGTTAGCTTTCTTGCGGGGTTAATTTCAGCCATTGTTGTAAACAAACCTTTGTCATCCCCCATGATGCCGATGAACCCCATGATGGGCAATCCTTGCGTTGGCATGAATCCAATGATGGGGCAGATGAATTCTATGATGGGTATGAGTCAACCGGCTCCTGTGGTAAATGTAAACTACACTCCTCCTGCTGGGCCATCTGGCGGACCGCATTTAGATGACGATACTGAACGCGCAAGACATGCAGAAGCTAGACAATTACATAAGGACTGGTAATGAGCTTACTTAATCCGTGGGTAATATTGAGTTTGCTGTTGGCTTTGTTTGGTGTGTATGAATATGGGCACCACAATGGGTATGAGCAAAAAACGGAAGAAGTTGCTATTGAAGTGGCAAAACTAAACGACAAAGCTCGGGAAAAAGAACACGTACTTACCAATACTCTTAACGATACTGCAACTAAACTTATACAGGTGCAAAATGATGCAGACAAGAAAATCACAAAGCTTACTGCTGATGTGCGTTCTGGCGCTGTCAGGTTGTCAATTCCTGTCCAAACCCACTGTGCCGTACAACCCAGTGGAGATACCACCACTACCAGCGAACGTGGCGCAGAAACAAGAGCCGACCTTGACGGAGGAACTGCTGAAACTCTTATCTCCATCGCCAAGCGCGGGGACGACGCAATCCGCCAACTCAACGCCTGCATCGACTCCTACAACCAAGCCAGAGAAACGGTAAATTCAAAATGACGCAAGATCAATTAAACGCGCTTGGAATAGGTCAAGAGTGGCTTGAGCCGCTTGAAAATACTTTTCAAATGTTTAACATTGTGCATGCGCATCAGCAAGCATCGTTTATTGGTCAGTGCAGTCATGAGTGCAACCACTTTAAGACGTTGCAAGAAAACCTAAACTACTCAGCGGCAACGCTAATAAAACTATGGCCCCACAGATTTCCTACCCAAGCGGATGCAGCAAAGATAGCGCACAAACCGGAATTGATAGCCAATACTATTTACTCAGGCAGAGGTGGGAACAGAGGGCCAGACTCCGGGGATGGTTGGAGATTTCATGGGAGAGGGTGTATCCAGTTAACCTTCCACGACAACTACTTTCACGCTGGACAGGCTATAGGGGTTGATTTAGTATCTAATCCTGACATAGTGGCAACACCTCAGTATGCGGCTTTAACGGCGGGGTGGTTTTGGGCTACTCACGGCTTAAACGCTTTAGCAGATAATCAAGACGATAAACGTATTACTCAACTTATTAATGGTGGGCTATTTGGCTTAGATGAGCGGATGGCCTTAACCCAGCATGCATACAGTGTGCTTGCTTAAAAAGGAACCACCATGCCGATGCAGAAACTACAGTTTCGCCCCGGTGTAAACCGCGAAGGCACCACGCTTGCTAACGAAGGCGGCTGGTTTGACTGCGACAAGATTCGTTTTCGTTCCGGTTTTCCCGAAAAAATTGGTGGGTGGACTACAATTTCTTCCGCTACGTATCTGGGCGATTGCCGCTCGATGCACAACTGGGTCACGCTTAAGGGTTACAACCTGCTTGGTGTAGGTACCAACATCAAGTTTTATATAGAGCAGGGCGGTGCGTATAACGACATTACACCTGTTCGATTTGCTGAGACGTTAACTAACCCGTTCACTACAGTTAATACTTCTTCTGTAGTCACAGTAACTGACACAAACCACGGCGCTATTACTGGAGATTATGTAACTTTTTCTGGGGCTACAGCAACAGGTGGTATTTCCGCTACCATTTTAAACTCGCAGTATCAGATTACGTACGTTGACTCAAATACATACACAATTAATGTAGGTGCTGCTAATGCAGCTACGTCTAGTACTACAGGCGGTGGAACAGTTATAGCCTCGTACCAAATAAATACCGCTTCAAATACAGGTTCAACAACAACAGGCTGGGGTGCGGGTCTATGGGGTGGGCCGGTATTTGGTAGTGCTACAACGGTACTAACAAGCGCCATAGTTTCAACAACTTCTACATCCGCGATTAATGTGTCGTCTACTGCGGGATTTCCTACATCAGGGACTATCCAGATAGACCAAGAATTAATTACTTATACGAGCACAACTAGTACTACCTTTGCTGGCACTATTACGCGAGGCGCAAGTGGTACGGTAGGTGCAACACACCTTAATAGCGCAAACGTCACAAACGCTACGTCTTTTTATGGTTGGGGGCAATCTGCGTCTGTATCGGCGAATAACTCTATCCGTTTATGGAGCCAGACAAACTTTGGTCAAGACTTGCTGTTCACCTATCGTGGTGGCGCTCTTTACCATTGGGGGCCGGGTTCAGGTCTTTCACCAGACTATAGTGTTACTAATAGAGCGCAGGTAGTTGGCTCTTTGACCGCTGTTGCAAACATTGCCTCTAGTACTACCCTTACAGTTAGCTCTGTATCATCGGGTTCCGTGTTTATTGGCATGGTAGTTTCTGGCGCGGGTATTCCTACGGGTACAACAATAACCGCTTTTGGTTCGGGTACAGGCGGTACTGGAACGTACACCATGAGTGCGGCGGCTACTGCAACTACAACAGGCATCGCGCTTACAGGCGTTTCCGATTGCCCATCTGCTTTAAACATAGTGCTGGAGTCGGATGCAACACGCATCACGATTGCTTTTGGTTGTAATGACTTACTAACTTCCACAGACTCAACTACATTAGACCCATTACTTATCCGTTGGTCTGCGCAAGAGACTTATACAAACTGGACACCTAGCGTATCAAACCAAGCGGGTAGTTACCGTTTGTCTCATGGCTCCCAAATTGTAAGTGCATTGCAAACCCGTCAAGAAATTTTAGTATGGACGGATTCGGCGGTTTATTCCATGCAGTACCTTGGCCCTCCGTATGTGTACGGTTTTACTTTGTTAGCAGATAACATTTCAATTATTAGCCAAAACGCGGTATCAACTGCAAATGGTGCAACGTACTGGATGGGCGCTGATAAATTCTACGTGTACTCTGGTCGTGTAGAAACGCTGCCTTGTGCGTTGCGTTCTTATGTTTACGACGATATTAATCTATCCCAAAATGCGCAAGTATTTGCGGGTACAAATGAAGGTTATTCAGAAGTCTGGTGGTTCTACTGCTCCGCAAATAGTTCCGTTATTGACCGCTACGTTATCTTTAATTACCTAGATCGTGTGTGGTACTACGGCACAATGGGGCGTACTGCTTGGAACGATAGCCCGCTAAGAAACTACCCGCAAGCAGCGGCATATACAAGCCAAATTGTTAACCACGAAAATGGTGCCGATGATGGTCTATTTAATCCACCGCAAGCTATAGATGCGTTTGTGCAGTCTTCAGACTTTGATATTGGTGACGGGCACAACTACGGCTTTGTGTGGCAGATTATCCCTGACATTACGTTTGATGGATCAACTACTGGCAGACCGTTGTACCCAAATGTGAACTTTACTGTGCGCCCCCGTAGAAACCCCGGTGCTGCTTATGGTACTGCGGATAACCCACTAGTTAGCTCCACGGTTTCATATAACGGGCAGACTACTTATAACGTGCAGCAGTTTACTGAAGTAGTAAACGCAAGGCTTCGTGGTCGCCAAATGGCATTTCGGGTTGAGTCTAATTCGATTGGTACCCAGTGGCAATTAGGTACACCACGTATTAACGTTCGTCCTGATGGTAGGAAATAAATATGACCACCAAAGCCCCACCGCTACCTTTAGCGCCTGTTGAGTACGAGCAAAGATACCAAGATCAGCTAAACCGGATTTTGAACCAATACTTTGCTCAAGTAGATAACCC